GAAAAACTTTCAAACGTCTTTTACCCTGACAATGGTTTCCATTCAGCGAAACGTTAAAGAGAACGCATTCTACATTCCAAAGGTAGGTGATGTGCGATGCGTTTATACGCGAGCACTACCGTCCGATTTCGCTTCCTGTCAAATCAAACAGGAAGCAGGTAAGTGGTTCGTTGTCCTCACTGTAAAGAAACAAGTTGAAGAACTAATAAAAACTGGTCGTCAGGTCGGTATCGACCTGAACTCCCATTCCTACGTCCTTTCCGATGGAACCGAAATAGTGATTCCGAAATACCTTCGTGATAGCCAAGCGAAGCTGAAGTTTCTACAAAAATCACTTTCTCGTAAAAAGAAGGGGTCATCTAATCGTAAAAAGGCTCAGTTAAAGCTTAGTAGGCTACATTGGAACGTTAAACAAAAACGTTTAGATTTCTGCCACAAGCTCACAACAAGCCTGATACGAAAGTATGATACTATCTTTCTCGAAGACCTTAATGTGGTCGGTATCCAGAAGTTTAACGGACACATTATTAAAGACAACATGTTTGCCATGTTCAGAAGCCAACTAGAGTATAAAGGTTTGTTGTATGGTAAAACGGTTGTATGTATTGACCGTTGGTTTCCATCAAGTAAAACCTGCAACTCTTGCGGGGCTATCAAAGATGATTTAAAACTGAGCGAACGGTTGTATGTCTGTGAGCATTGTGGAGCGGTCGAAGACCGCGACCTAAATGCTGCTAAAAACATTTTAACCGCTGGTCAAGCGGGGCTAGTCTGTGGAGATCATGTAAGTCGAGACGTAAAAATTTCGCAATCGGTCGATGAAACAGAAAATTACGGAAGTGATTCCGGGAAACACCATCCGTTGTGACGGTGAAGATGTCAAATTTTAGAGTTTGAAAGAACCAAATGAATGATAAAGTATTAAAACTGCTATACCTAAATCGAGATTTAGGTGAGACGGGATTACTCCCAGACGGCGCAATTGTTAACATTGGTGGTGTTTCTGGCGACAATTTTACTATTGGTGGTAAAGGGGTTATGTTGGCAGATGGGACCACTACTGGCCCAGATGGAACCAATCTGATTTCGTTACAGAAGGTATATGACAATTCACCAAATGGGAACTTGATACTAAATTCAGATAAAGGTCTTTCAATTTTCGGTTCAACTAATGTTGGATTAAAAATAAACGGGATTACAGGAAATGTCCAAATAGATTCCGATTTGACTATTAATGACGTTCAAATTACTGGATTGATTAATGGTTCTATAAACATTCAAGAATTTTATGATGATTTCCAAAATCACGTAAATAATGATGCAAGTGTTAAGCATACTGCTAGACAAATTTCAGTAGCAAATTCAGATTTAACAGTTATTACTTCTGAAAATGTGCAAGATGCTATTACGGAAATTGATACTTATTTGCAAAATTTATCAACGATTAAATCTTTTGTGTTCGAAGAAATAAATGGGCAGACGATCTGGCCCATTCAGCATAATAAAAAATCACTCAATCCTTCCATTACTATTTTTGATGAGACCGGAACGACGATTATCCCGGACGAAATAAAAATACTTGACGAAGACAACATTCATGTGCTATTCTTCACCGAACAAAAAGGCAAGGCAGTAATCATTTTTGTTTAAAATCATCCACCAAAATGGGGATATCTTAAATAAAGGTGATTGATATAACTCAATCGTTGGTCTAAAATAATACACTTGGAATTACAAAATGAATAAAATTCGCATTGAGACATCCGATATTTGTCTTGCAGCTTCATTGAGAGTTTATGGCTATACATTACAAGAAATTCTTAAAGAAGAAAGACGTGGTATCTTCGTTTTTGTAGAAGTAGATGATGATATCGTATCTAAATACAATTTGGGACAACTACTGGTTGAACCAAATGCTTTTCACGCGGCTGTCAAGTTTTTGACGATGGCCGTAAAACGTGTTTAAACTCCTTGAAAGGGAAAAACTATGAAGATTAATGGTAAGCTAATTTTTGGCGCATCATCAGCATCAGAAATCCAAAATCTGCGCGTGCAGAAGGTTTCTTCACTGCCAGCTTTCGGCGGTGCTGTTGATAATGGCCGTCTGGTATTCAATACCACTACCTCAATCATGTACTACGGCGATGCTGCGGCTGACTCCGGTGCTGGTGCGTGGGTTCCTATCGCTACTGGTGGTAATGCTGCTGCTCTGCAAGCTGAAGTCGATCGTATCGAAGCTGCTATCGGTGCTGCAGTTGATGCTACTGGTGCATTCCAAGATTCTGCCTTTGCTGCTGAATTCGTCGCTCTTGGTGGTGTCCCAACCTCACTGACCGATGCAATCAATAAGCTGGCTGCGTATGTCGATGCCAACAACACTTTGGTTGAGCTGGATGATGTTAACATCACTTCTGTTAGCGACAATGCTCTGCTGCAATACGATGCTGGTTCCAGCAAGTGGATTGATGCTGACATTGGAGCCGATTCTGGCGTTCAAAAGTATGATGCTGGTCTGGATGCTCTGGCTGACAAAACCTCAACTGGCGTTATGGTCCAAACTGGTGCCAACACCTATGAATCACGTTCACTGGTTGCACCAACCGAAGGTATCACCATTTCTAATGCTGACGGTGTTGCTGGTAATCCAACTTTCTCTCTGGCAAATGATCTGGCCGCTCTGGAAGGTCTGACTACTACTGGTCAAGTTGTTCGTACTGGTGATGGTACTGCTGTTACTCGCGCACTGGAAGGAACTGCTGGTAATACTGTTGTCACTAATGGCGATGGCGTTGCTGCCAATCCTAAGGTCGATCTGGCTGAAGTTACTCAAGGCACCACTGGTTCTTTCAAGAAGTTCACCACTGACGCTTACGGCCGCGTTGTTTCACAAGCTGATGTTGTGACCGCTGATATCACTGCTCTGGTTGATGCTACTTATGTTAACGCTTCAGGCGATAGCATGACTGGCGCTCTGGCAATGGGTGATAACAAGGTTACTGGTGTTGCTGCTCCTACTGCTGGCACCGACGCTACCAACAAGAACTATGTTGACGCTCTAGTTGCTGGTCTGTCATGGAAGCATGCAGTTCGTGTTGCTACTACTGGTAACGTTGCTCTGATTGCTGCTCCTGCAACAATCGATGGCATCGAACTGGTTGCTGGCGACCGCGTTCTGGTCAAGAGCCAAACTGCTGCCGCAGAAAATGGTATCTATGTTTTTGATGGCGCCGATCTGGTTCGTGCTGAAGACATGTCAGATGCTGCTGAATTCTCAGCCGCTACTGTTTATGTTCAAGAAGGTTCAACTCTGGCTGATACTGGCTGGACCCAAACTTCTGAAATCGCTTCAGTTGGTACCGATGCTGTGTCATTCGTCCAATTTACTGGCGCTGGCACTTTTGTTGCTGGTGTTGGTCTGGATCTGACTGGTAACACCTTCTCAGTAAACATGGGTGCAGGTATTGCTCAGTTGCCTACTGATGAAGTTGGTATCCATCTGCATGACGCTGCAACCGGCGCGCTGGTTCTGACTACCGACGGTTCTGATCGCTCTACCGCTGCTGGTGCTGCTCTGCATCTGCGTCTTGACGCTGCTGGTGCTCTGTCACAAACCGCTGCCGGTCTGAAGATTTCTGCTAACGCAGTCACCAATGAAATGCTGGTTAACGAATTCGTTAATTTAGCTGCTGATGCTGGAACTGGCTCAGTCGATCTAGGCGCTACTGTTACCGTAAATGGTACTGCTACCCAAGGTATCGACACTTCAGTTGCTGGTGGTGTTTTCACTATCACTGCTAAGGACGCTACTTCATCACAAAAGGGTGTCGCTTCGTTCGACGCAGGCCACTTTGCGGTTGTCGCTGGTGCAGTTTCTCTGGACGCTTCACTTGATGATCTGAACAATGTTTCAGGCGCTGATGCTGCTGCTACCGATTCAGTTCTGACTAAGACTGCTTCAGGCTGGGAACCAGTTTCACGTGCTGGCGTTGTTGGCTCAACTTCTGTTGGTGATCATAACGATGTTGCTCTGACTTCACCTGCTGATGGCGAAGCTCTGGTATTTGACGGTTCAAACTTTGTCAACCAGAAGGTCTTCCACGTTCATGATGAAGCTGTTGCTGCTACCACCTGGACTGTTACTCATAACATCGGCCAGAAGTATTGCAACGTTGTCATCGTTGACGACCAAGACGAAGTTATCATCCCTGAATCAATCAAGTTTGATAGCGCAAACCAACTGACCGTTACTTTCAACACTCCTGTTGCTGGTAAGGTTGTTGTTGCTGGTGTTGCTTAATAGTAGAAAATACTAATTAAGAAAAAGGCGGGGAATTCCCCGCCTTTTTTCGTTGACAACATGCATTTTCTAAATAGACTTGTAAGACGAATCTGTAGATGGTATAATTTGTCAACCCAATTCCACGTTAGGAGAAAACATGCGCCATTTTGGTAATGTAAATCTGCAACAAAATCAGTTGCAAAATGCGGTCCTTCCGCTTGTCCAATCTTTCCCTTCGACCCCAAAAGTTGGGCAGATTGCGTTCATTAATAAAATTGTCTACATCTGTATTCAGGATACTCCTGCGCCCGCAGTATGGATCCCTTTAACTAGAGAAATTACAGTTTACACTCATGCACAAGAAAGTGCGTCAATGACGTGGAATGTTCAGCACGACTTGAACACTTCATCAGTCAATGTTCAAGTTTATGGGTCAAATAACAAAGTCGTTATCCCTGACGAAATTGAAATTATTAACCCAAATCAAGTTCAAATCACGTTTTCGGATGCGATGATTGGTAAAGCAGTAGTTGTTTCTGGACATTTAGACGGAAACACGAAGCCAACATACTCTTATACTTTCTATCAAACAGAAAGTTCTACGACTTGGACAATTAATCATAATTTGGGTTATAATCCAATTGTTCGCGTGTTCATTGGCACGTCCGAAGTTCAGCCGGCGTCAATTACACACCCATCGATAAACCAAACTATTATTTCATTTACCACACCTCAAGTTGGATATGCAAGGTTAATCTAAGGGGGAATTATGTCATACTTAGATAGACAACAAAAACAATTCCACACTCATGAACAATCTACTCCAGCAATAGAATGGGTGATTAATCATGATTTAGACAGATACCCAATCGTTAATGTTTATTCAGTGGTTAATGGTGTGGAAATTATGGTTAATGCGACAGAAGTTCAAGTATTAAACATGAATTCTTGTAAATTAGTTTTCGGAACACCTATTTCTGGATTTGCGGAGATTTTTTGATGAGTTACGTTTTAAACTCTAAAGGACAACCTGCATATTTCCACATACAAGAAACTGCTTCTGATACGTGGCTTATTCCCCATGGATTAAATAAGCGAGTAGTGGTTGATGTTATGGTGGATTATAAAGGCCAGTTAACAAAAATTATGCCAAAACAAATTTTACTAAATGACCAAAATACAATAACAATTTTGTTTAGTAAACAAATGACTGGTCGAGCAATGATCAGTTAAAATAAAAGCCACTTTTAAGTGGCTTTTTTCTTTTAAATACGTTTTTTGACAAATATGAGCTGCTGCCCACCATCACCACCGACCAGCAAAATTAATGATTTTTCTTCCGGGGAGGGAGTATCCTCCAGCTCTGGCGACATTCGGCCAGATGAACCAGTTGAATGTTATGGTTCTAGAACTGGAAATCCAACTGGAAAGCAAGACGATGCTACAGAAAATGTATTAAACAAAATTGATAATTCTACAATAGCAATTATTAGAGGTTCTTCTATTTCCATTAATGAAAAATTTAAATTGACTGCCGGCAGTAATAAAGTGGCCTCAACTTGGGAATACTCTCCAAGTATAACGGGTATTTCATTTAATGGGAATGTTTTATCTGGGAATTTTCAACAATCTGATCTCGGTAAAACTTTTAAGATTAAAGTTGTTGCAAAAGAAGGCTCGGGTCAAGAAATTGATTCTAGAACTTTTACAATAACTCCAACAAAAGAAAATTCCGGAGATACATTAAAACTAATTTCACCACTTCCTGGTGGAATTGTAAATTCTAAGTTTGGGCCTAGAATGCATCCGATTCATAAAGTAATGAAAATGCATACTGGGATTGACATGAAAATGGCAAATAGATCCGTGGTTGATGTGGTCGCAGCGGCTGACGGGGAAGTCCTTTATACAGGGTTTAGTAATTCTTACGGCAAAAATGTGAAAATAGCACATAAAAATACTTCTGGAAAAACGATAGGAATTACCACTTACAATCATTTAGCCAACATTTATGTGTCGCAGGGCCAAAAAGTTATTGCAGGTCAAAAAATTGGTAAAGAAGGTTCTACGGGGGCATCAACTGGAAATCATTTACATTTTGAACTGAAGACTCCTGAGGGTAAATTTATTGATCCGTTGCCATTTATGAGTGGTGGTGCAGTGGTCGCAAATAAAACAAATCCAGATGGTTCTGAAGACCAAAGCTCACTTGAAAAAATTGACGGTAAAAATGCGTCAGTTTCTGCTTCTGAAATGGAAGCTAAAGATAAGTGCCCACCATCAAGTGGTCCCGATACTCCAACAGACCCCAACAATCCAACTCCAACTGAAGGTATGCCACCATCCTCTAATACGGGACCACTAACAGAAAAAGATATTTTTGATATGGCATGGGACATTGCGATGAAATCTGAGGTTGGGCCTCACTGGAAGTCATCACCACAATTTTCTCCTGGAGATCCGGAATTAGACGCAGGCTTAATTTCAACCAAAACGCAAAGAAGAAAATGTGGATATAAAGTGTGGGCTGGTGCTCTTGGGGGCGCTACTAAATTTGGAATATCATCTAGTACCGGATTAAAAATAAATGTTGATTCTTTAACCCATGAACAATGTAAAGCAATTGGGTACAATAATTATTGGAAACAACCGCAGACTATTGCAAAACCTCAATCACTTGCAGCAACAAATCCATACATTGCCGTTTTATTGTTTGATATTTTATTCATGTCATGGCAGTTTGCAAGAACTGCATGGAATAAATTTTCATTAGGATCATTGCCAGCAAAAAGTAAAAATGAACAAATACAAATTTGTGAGCAAATTTCATTGGAACATCTACAATACCTGCAACAAGTGGCAAAAGATAAAGAAAAGAAAGGAACTAAATTCCCATTAGACGGAGTTTCAGCAAGAGTGAATAAAAGGTTAAGTATGGTGAAAGGATTATCTTTATGACAGCACCTGGACGAATTGGCGATCCGATTTCCTGTGGAGATTTTATTGCGGAAGGGTCATCCGATGTTTTTATCGAAGACCTTCCGGTTGCATTGCAGGGACATGCAACTACTGGACACAGTGGGTTCCCACCAACAATTTTAAATGGACCATGCACTACCACAATTTTTATTAATGATAGACCAGTTTCTTTGGTGGGTATTACATCTATTACCCCCCACAAAAAAAGGCGCAACCCATTACATAGTGGTGTAGTGGTTTCTGGTGCAACGACAGTGGAGATGGAATAATGTCAAAAATACAAAATTTTAGCGCCACGCGGAGTAGATTGTATGCAGGTGGAACTTATTTTAAATCTAAAATTGTTGGACCGCTGGCAAATAAAATTTTTTTAAAAGTTGAGAATGGACAGTTTATAGTAGGAATGAATATAAATTTTCCAGATTGGGTTATTAAGTATGATGGTAGTTCGAAAATTATTTTCGATGGCTCTCAAATCACGGTAAATGGGAGTATTATATCAAACTCTAATGTTTTAAAAACTTTAGAAAATAGGATGGTTTTCCCCGGTCCATTTATAATACAACCAGAAATTGAGACTTATGAATTAATAATTGAGGAATCCGACCCGCAGAACTATGGATTTAACATTTCTGACTTAAGATCAAAGTTAGCCACTTCTAAGCTTGTGTGTATGCCAGAAAGGCCGAATGAAGATTCGACGGCAAATGGCGTCGATACAGCCGTTTTAAGCCCTTTTGAGCGTGTTTTTATGTATGGCGCTACCGGACTACCTAATGACGCCCAACAATGCGATACGGGGCCATTTAAACACCTTATTAGGTTGGCGGGTGTGGAGAATATTGATGGCACATTTGATAATACTGAGCAGATTCTGATATGGGACGGACCAAATAGAAATATTGGGAAATGGATACCATATTGAAAAACCCGCCAAATGGCGGGTTTTTAAATTATGTCTTGAATTAATGTCGAAAAGTTATCCAAAATAAATTCATGATTGGACGTAAATGAACAATGGACTTTAATCATTTCAAAACTACCAAAGTTGATTGGACTTATAGCATAAATGAAATTTGGTGCAGCAGGCATCAAAATAAGTGAGCCACGCTCTGGTAAAATACTAAAATTAAAATTTAGAAGTTCCAATTTACCACCATAAACCTCAAAATCTAAATCAATTGGTAGACTATCACAATATGATTTTAATGGAATAAAACCGATTAAATCAATGTTTTTAGTTTTAATCCATTTTCGTCTTTGCATTTCCCATCCATCAATTTGTGGATTTAATGCAGGTTTAGACGCATTTTCGTCAAATTGATAAAATAAAAGCTTAACGTCATCTGATAATTCTGCTCCGTATCTATTCTGAAATTGATCAAAATAGTCAGTAATTGAATTTTTGACTACTGGGATGTGTCCCTCATTTAAATGACGTATGGTTGAACCTACATTTTTAACTTGATTAAGTTTTAAAATACGTTCACATTGAAGTGGGGAAAGAAAGTCTTCAATTACAAAAAATGGGGACATTTTAGCCATTATTTTTTATCTCCAGGCTCTGATGAAATTTTTGCAAACCATTCTTCACCCATAAGAATTACTGGAGGGTCCATAGTCATTTCTGACACTTTAATTTTAACAGATTTATCGATTGAAAGCTCTGGGATGACTAAGTGAACTGATACTTCGTGTAGGGTCTCATCAGATTCATCTTCTTTTTCTTCCCATAAACTCATTTCGATGGATTCGGAAAGACTGAATTTAACCTTATCACCGGAGCCAGAAACTGACTTAGGATGTAGAATAATTTCATCCCCAGGAACTTCATGAATTTCAATTTCTTCATCATTAATGGTTCCAGTAAAAACTGGATTTGAGCCAGAAGTAGAACTTTCCCCATCTAATTGACTGGTGGGGTCACTGTCCGGCGATGCCATCGGATCTGTAGAATCCATGTCATCTAAATCGTCTGGACCATTAACATCGTCAACTGTATCAGTGCTGGTGGCGGATGTAGCATCCGCAATTGGCTGAAAGCTGTCCGGGTCGGTACTAGAAATTGCGCCAAAAAAATCAATTAAATTTGCACTAAGTGAATCTAGCACTTTAACTTCGTATCCTTCAACTTGTAAGTGGGCGACGGCTTTTTCCATTCCTTCTGGATGGCTGGTGATAATAATAACTGGATGATGTTTCATAAAAACTCCTTAAAAAGAGGGCAATGGCCCTCTCAGTGTGAAATGTTAGCAAGCGGTTTTTCTAGAGTAATTACTTCTAAAATGCCGTCATCTACAGGAGAAGTTGCAAAAACGTGGAGACCGTGGGGGATTTGTTCTTCGGGGGCTCCATCATCTTCATGTAAATGGAACACATGAATCTCACTACCGGAAAGATACCAATTAAGAAGTTCTAATTGTTCCTCTCTAGACATCCATCTCCTATATTCAGAATACTGAGACTTCATTACTTTATCAAACGATTGGTGTGAGCGTCCACTATCCCCCTCAATAGATTCATTAATTTTGGTAGCTAATGAGTCCCCTTCACTTTCATCTTCATCTGATGTATTCATGAAAGTTTCAAATGCAACTTTAGTTTCTGGATCTGAGATGCAGTGCGCGCCGAATAAAATCGCCGAAACTGCTTGCCTTGAATTTTTAATTTTTGATAAATCCAGACCTATAACATTTAGAAAATGCTCAAATTCGTCTCGGTATTCAACATCAGCGTATTTTTCCTGTTGTTCAGTTGAAATAATTTTATGAAAAATTTTATTAAAACTATTTCTAATTGACGCATTTGATGCAATGTGATCCGCAGCGGAGTTAATAGCCTCTTCAATTCCCGTTAGTTTTGATAGAAGTGACCCTGGGATACCAATAAAACCCAAAATTGCCAGAATTCTTTTTCCAACGATTGTTTCTAACTTAGCACCAAGTGTGGAATATTGAGAATCCAAGCCTAGCGTTTTGAACAAATCAGAACTTCCTGTATTTTTGGTTGAGTCGAATTCCTCTTTTGATTCAGAAATTTCTTTCTTTTTCTTTGGATGAATTACCACTGAAACATCATCTTCATCATCAACTTTTTTGGGTTCGTCCGATGATTGTTCCGCGTCCGAAGTTTCTGAAGATGTTGTATTTGCATCTTGTTCCTGGGCGTCAGGATCGGTAGTATTTTCTGAATCAGTTTTAGTCTCAGTATCCTCTGGCGAAACAGTCTTTTCATCATCGGCACCGAATAGCTCATCAAATTCTGATTTATCCTTGTCAAAGTTTTCATCTGGCGCACTACTTTCGACCTCATCAGTGTTTGAAGATTTGGGTTCACCAGTGTTGTCAGTAGTTTCATCTGGTGGAGTATCAGTTTCCGCTTCTGGCGTTGTTGAAGTGTCAGAGTTGGCTTTCTGAGTAATTTTGGCTTGTAAACCCGTATCGTCATCAATTGGTGCAGCATCCACGGCGTTCGCTTCATCAGGTTGGGCATCTGGGGTTGGTGGCGTGGTGTCTTGAGTTGGTTCATCCATTGATGGTGTTTGTGAACCGTAAGTATCATCCGGCCAAATAACATCCACCACATCATAAATTTCTGAAAACTTAATTAGGATATCTTCAAATTCTTCTTCAGATCCTAACGCACTAGCTAAATCATCTTCAAATTTTTCCGCATCTGATTTGGCAACATACAACTTCACGAGCTGACCGTCATCAAGTTCAACTGCAAAACCCACACATTCTACGCCATCATTGATTTTTTGAGCTTGTCCCAAATAATCAGACACCTCAGAAGCATTAACATCTTGTGAGTTTACCGCAATTCGATTGTTGGTAAATTGAACATCACCTTTAGTATTAATGCTAGTGTCCATAGCACCAACTGCGGTTCCAGTTGGTGAGGTTCCGTTAGTGCCATTAAACACGGGGACTGCACTATCAAATTTTTCTTGTTCCATTAAACCTTTAATAAAATTAAACATTTATGCCCCCTTATCAATCTTTAGTTTTTTTTGCTTCATTGCTTGTAGCACGCTATCATTTCGTTTTCTCATCACAAACTTATAACGACCAGTCCCTATAACAGTTTCTTTGGGTGCAATGTCTGATGCTTTTGTACCAAGATCGACCGCACCAGAATTCTGTGAGGCAGTGGCATCCCCAGCTTCATCTTCTAATAACATGTATGAAATCATATTTTGCCCTTTTAAATGTTCGGCTATGTTTTTATTTAAATCTATAAATCTTCCGAAAACCGCAGTAATTACATCTTGAACGGATTTAGAATTAATAATACTATCCCGAATCTTGGTCAGTTCCGAAGTTGCTTCGGCGAACGCAACTTTTGATCTTTTTATTACTGGTTCCGTGAACGAAACACTTCCATTATCTCGTTTCAGTTCGCCACCTTTAGATTTATCAAATCGTAAAAATTGTATATTCAACAGTTTTAATCCATTGTTTGCAATTGCGATTAATTTATTCTTTGCGACTTCTAAATTTTGGATTTTAAATTGCTTCAAAAACTCTTGTTCCCCAAGTTCTTTTAAACTTTGTTTTGCTGCCTGCGCTCTTGCAAAATCCGGGAAACCTAAGTATTTTGCCATTTCAATTTTGGTGTGGCCGACTATTCCACCACGCTTGGTTGGGTCAGCATTTGGATCAGTAGTTAAAATCGAACTAACCGCAGTTTTCCTAACACTTTGATAAAAATCATTTATTATTCCAAAATTATTTCTATCTACAATTTTATAAATTTCTTCATTATTTGAAATAACAAAACCTTCTTTATCTTCTTTTGCATCAATTTTTTCCGATAAAATTGAATAAATTTTATTTTTTAATTTCTTTTTTGCTTCTGCGATTTTTAAGACGGAATTAACTTTCGCCCGCTTATTTTCTTCAGTAGACTTGGAATCTTCTAGGTCTGCGTTAGTTTTGCCTACAATTTCCGAATCGGAATTCATAATTGTTTCAAGTTCAGAAAGCTCTGAACTCAAGTCGGAAATTTTTAAAATTGCCGAAGTATTATACTTTTTATTGGTGAAAAAATTAAACTCTACTGAAATAGTTTCAGTTTGTAAATTTTGTCCATCTGCAGATTGTTTAATTTCACAATCCACGGTCACTGGGACATTTTCTAAAACTTGTCCAAGTTTTACTACAACTTCGTCTTTAGTCCCTTCAACACCTCGCAGGAATACAATTGATGCCTTAGAATCATCATCATGATATTTTACAACATTAGGTTGACTTCCAAAAATAACCTCAATTTCAACTAAGTCAGTCGGTGACATAACTTCTGAGAGTTTGGTCTTTACCGCTTGAAGTGCGGACAGTGTTGCTTTGAATTGATCGTTGGGAGCAACATCTTCAAAGTCACCACCCGAATACATTCTCGCCGCAGACTTATTTTTCCCTTCACGTGAAACAAACACTCCAAGACTGTCAATTCCGAACCATAAATTTGCACCATCTAGTTTTATAGACGTGGTAAATTGTTCTAGTCGATTGACTACATCTATCATTTTTCTTGATGATAAATCATCTAAATGCTGAATACTCATACTATTTTATTTTTATAGACGTATTTAAGGGGCCATTTGGCCCCTTAAATTAATCTTCTTTTGACTTAGACTGTTTATCAGCAATAGATTGCTTTAGCATTTCTAGTTCGAGCTTTGCTTGAGAAGCCAGTTGTCCATGAATAAACATAGTTGCCGCTTTATTGGTGTCCATTCTATATTGCAAGTCCGCGACTTCAAGATTGAGTTCTTCGCCATCGCGCAAGAGCTGTTCATAAAAAAGAACTGTCTTCTGTAGTTGCTCCGAGAACTGCTCAACTGAGTATGAAACTCCGTCGATAGTTAGACTTTTAATTTGTTCCATAAGAATTCCTTTATGTTTTACCACCGTTAGTTAAGCCAAACGCATTAAGTGGTTTGTTTAATGCTGGCCGCTTCCCATTCAATTGATTTACCGCATTTTGCGTTAAACCTTCTTCAGTCATATCCTTAATTCTAAGGCTTACTGGGTTCCATGTCAACATTCTAAATTTACCAACACCCCCAGAGTTTCGGGTCTTCAAATATTGAAACCGAACTTGATTTGACATAACCATAGCATCATCACGAATTACTGCAATAACTACATCTGAAGTGTTAATTTTAGACATACCACCTTGGATATCGTCTTGGCCTAAAGGTTTGTTGTTTCTGATTTTTTCCCAAGCGTCACGACCTAACTGAGATGCTGAAATCATCATTGCATCGAAGTCCATGCCCAACGCCCGAATTTCTTCAGCGACTGATTTATCCTTCAAAAACATGTTGGACGAATCAACTTTGTCGATGCATCCCGCAATGTCGAGGTAGTCAACAATGATAAAATCGAGTTTGATGCCAGTTTTTCTAATTAGATCGGTACAATATGCCGAAAAATCATTTGCATTAGACCCTTCTCGCATACGCTTGATGTGCAGTTTACCAGAAGTTTCGTGGAATACATTAATTTCATCAACAACTCGTTGTAAATTTTCATAAATTTGCCGACCTGAAATTGCCGAAATCATACTATCAAAACGTCTAGCAACTAGCTTGTCTCGCATTTCTAATGAAAAATACACCCCATTGAAACCCTGCGCACACAAATTAAGTGCCAAATTTGCCATACCGACAGATTTACCACCACCTGATGGGGCAAGAAACAAAATCAATTCCTGTCTACCAATACCATGAATATCTTCATCAACGGTGTCCCATCCAGTTGGGATGACCACATCAGATTGAGCCGTCAAAACAATCCGCTCTTCAACATTACTAAAATAATCGATACCAAGATCGGTATTCAAACTAATTTGAGTTGCCACTGTTAGCTCTTTAATAAGCTTACCAAGATCATTTTCTTTAATTAACTCGGGGGCTCTATACACTGTAGAAATTACGGCTCTGAATTTACAAAAGTTCGCAATCTGATTTGCCATAAAATCGACATCATCCGCAGAAATGACATCAATTTCGGATGGGGAAAATTTTGTTGCAGTTTTGATAATTTCTCTAGAAGGCAAAGTTTTGTGCCTTGAAAAATAGTCTTTTATAAAACCGATAGGTTTTTGTAGATGTTCATCAAAGTATTTTGCTTCTAGAACATGGTTGACAGTAACAAAAAGTGTCTTTGAACCAATTAAAGAGTTTATGTATAGTTCTTGTGCTTCGGTGTCCATTAGCGGAACATCATCAAAGATGGAATTTTCTTCTTTTGCCATAAATCCTCACATCATTTTAAGATTTAACTCTAACATAGCGCCCAGGTCCATGCCCATAAATTCTACACCACTTTGTTGCGGTTGACAAATATTGCGCATTAAGGTATGTATAGTGTATAGAATACCATTAGCAACTACAGATTTATTAATGTCGAACCCAGATGGAGCATACGTTATTTCCCACCCTGCTTCAAGGGCCGCCATTGCCAAACTTTTTCCATTAGCATCATAATCAACCACAACAACTTTTTTGCGATTTATGGTGTTTAGTATCTGTATTTTTTCTGGTGATAAGTCAGACCCAAGAATAGCAACCCCGTCCACAAGAGAAGCATCAAAAATTCCCTCTGTTATGAATAACGGTCCAGTATGCTTGTATGAATTTTGTAATCCCCAAATTGCAATATTTTTATTTTCGTAACAAGTTAGGTATCTTGGTTTTACATCTTTTAAAATAGAACGACTTTGCCAATGTATCAACTTACCGTGTTGATAAATCGGAATTATGACCCGGTTTTCATGCCGCTCTGACAAGGAAAACATCGCCTTAATTTTGTATGGATCTATTTTTCTAGATTCCAGATAATTAATTATTGGCTTTTGAATGTCTGGGAACTTATCAGAACCAATAAAAAACGTATTTTTTGGTAATTTAGTCTCAGAGCCAATAATACTTCCTAATGTTCTTTGCCGACTTTCAATGATTTTTTCGAACGTGATCTCACCAGTTTCGAAAAAATTGCCATTCACTACTTCCATAACTTTTGATTTTGGGATTCCAAAAGCTTCAAGAATTTGAATTGCATAGTTAGAGATTATAGTTTCACCTTCAACGTACCTAAATTTTCTCTTACAATTAAAACACTTATACCCAACTTCACCATTTTCGAATTTAAACCCCGCTCTGGGGCTGTGATCATTACAGGCAGCGCATTCTATGGTCCAAAATCCACTATTTGTCTGATTAGAAAGAGGAACGTATTGTTGGATGAGCTGCTGTAGTTTCATTTTCACTCCATTATTTGTTGTAGCTTTCTTTTGTGAGCAAGAACAGATTTAGAATACTTAGAACTTGCTACCCGTTTGGCAGCGATTGGCCCCATTTGATAAGCAACTAATTGCTGTTCTGGCGAATGAAATTTGTATTTCGTCCTAATCACTTTTAGATATCCGGAAGCAATTGCAATACCACATGCATCATTTGACTGCGCTAGTTTCTTTAACTTAGAAACATCAGTGGATGTGTTGCAATAAACTAACGATGCTGGCTCTTCTTTAATTACCTCTTTAATAGCTCCTGCGGTAACTTGCCCAGCACCAATGAATGTCGGATGGTTTTTATCAGCACCAGCTTTTGATTCTTGATAAATTATAGCAGGTATGGTAAATTTGTTGTGTCCATCTTTTACCCCGATTTGAGATGCTAAAAATAAATTCTTAGTTTGTTTTTCTGTCAGTACCCTGTATTCATCGGCACCAATAGAGGCCATTGGCGTTGCAATCAGCGCCACGGCCAGAATTGTGTCAATAGAAATTTTCAAAACGTAGTCCTTTCTCTAAGCATTAATTATGCCACACCCCACCGGCCACGTCAAGATGGGGGGTGGACGAACCTCGCAAAATGTGATATATTTTGCGGAAAACTATTTAGAGGATATTATGAAAATTAAATTACGCAGGATGGTAATTCAACTTCGTGCTGGAGAAGACCATGGAGATGCATGGTTTAACATGATGATGTTAATCTGGGAAGACTTGCAAGAAATTGAAAACTTCTCAGATTTTGAAGACTTGAAAATTGAAATTAAGAAACAAATTTTGTCATTTAATCAGACCAAATGTGGGAACATTTATGTGGCATATAATGGTTCTGATTTTATCAAAGTTGGTATGACCAGTGATGTCACAAAGAGACTGCATTCATTGAACAATTCATCGGTTTTAAATCATTTCACTTTTGAATTCACTAAGCCGGTTTTTAACCAACATTTCGTCGAATGTCAAATTCACAAACTTCTAAAAATAAAATTCCCCAAGAAAAAAGAATTTTTCTTGGGGAATTTGAAAGACATCATTAATGATGTAGAAGAAATAATCCTACACTTGGAAGAGGATTATACCAATCGTTTAAATTGGCTTTGTTTTACCGAGTTTCGAGATGAAGGCCCCGGCATTCATGCCGGGGCTGAATCGAGATTGACAAGTTCGTAAAAATATCATATAATGCCCCTTTCATAAACTAAAAAATTTCCACATGCAAAACTTGAAGTACAAATTTCGGCTATATCCCAATAAGGAGCAACTTGCGGCTTTGTCGCAAGTTGCGGGAACTGCCGTTTTGTATGGAACCACTTTCTTGCAAGTGAACACAAAACTTGCAGTGAAACAAAGAAGTTCAACTTCTTTAATAAAAACTGTCTAGATTTAACAGTATTGAAGAAAGAGTTTGAATGG